CTTACACGAACTACCTGACCTGCTGTAGCTCCGCTATTTAAAACTACTTTGTTAGCAGGAGATGTAACCAATGTGAAGGCAGCTGTATCTACTCCGTTGATTTCAACTTTAACGTGTTCAGCTTTAAGATAAGAAAAGGAAAACGCAAAATCTGTCTGAGACGCTGTTGCAGTGGAGTCTACATATGTATTAGCCATAGTAATATATTATTAGTTTGTTTGTGATAAAAGTTCAAGCACTTAGTCAGTGAGCACCTCTAAAGCAGGTGACGTAACTTTTCTAAGTGCATCTTCACCTTCTATTGATGTTTCACGTTGAATTTTATTTATTAACTTATATTGTTCTTTCAATAAGGGTGTCTCTTTTATTAGTTTTCCTAAAGCTGTCTTTCTTATTTTACCTAGTTGTGATTCTATTGAAAGCTTTCTGAGGTCTTTTATCGGAGAACCTTTAGGCACATTACCTAGTCTTTGTATCTTCGGGTGGTTATATAATTTTATTATCGCATCTTCAGGTTTTAGCTCTGAATAAATTTGCTGCCATCTATCATATAAATTCTGCTCTAAACCAAACCCATAATCTTTACTGACTTTAAACTTTCTTAAATCTAAGCCAGGAACACCGTCTGTAGGTCTACTAAAACTAAAACGACCATTGAGTTCAGCTATAATACGCTTTGCCTCATCTTGTTTAGTAAACATTTTATCTCCTACCTTCAAAGCCCTGCCTTCTTTTACATCTTTTTTTGTGGCTTTTTCGGTTTTTAATTCGCTTACTCTTAAAGGACTTAAATAGTTTATAGCGTTACCAATTGAATTATAAGGAGAGGAAGGTTTAGGTATACCTAAAACATCTCTCTTAGGAGATAGTTCTCTACGAGTGCTACCTAAAGCCATTTTCAATTGATCCATCGGACCGTTTATTTCCCTTAAGTAAGGATCATTTAAAGCTGCTGATCCCCTAACAATGGAGGGAACTGCCAATCTGTTTATAGATGACATAATAGTATTAATACCACTCTTGCCTCCTTCTTCCCATTTACCTTTAAAAATACCATCGTTAAATTCACTGATGTTTTTTAAATAAGTCTTATCACTTATTAAAGCTGATAAAGCTAGTTGTGCTGTACTTGTTAGTTTACCTAACAAATCATCAGGCATTGAGTTATCTTCCTGTGCTCTAAGGGCGGTAGCAGCAACTCCGTACACATCAGCTATAGCACCTAACCTAGACATTGGCATATATTTATCCCCAAGTTGGTCACCGTTACTTATACCTGTGTCCCAAAATCTTTTAGTAGCAGAAATATTTAAAGCATTAGGTTGCCATCCTGTATCCTTCTTATTTTGCAGTTCTTTATAATCTTGTGGTCCTTGACCTGTAAATAGTTGTTGATCGGCTAGATATAAGGCTGAAGCCCAAAGACCTGCTCCTACTATCTGTCTTCCTCTAGCTTGTGCTCTTATTGAGGGGTTTTCGCTTTGTAGTTCATCTATTGTTCTTTTAAATGTAACTTTATTAACACCTGGTAAGAGAGCTAAACTAGAAGTTGTCCCCCCTAACTCCATGAACATATTTGTAGGAGTTTTTAAGAAAAGCTGTACTAATTCAAGCACTGAACTTTTTTGTCTCAGTTCGCCTAATTTTGTAGCACCTGCCTCTAATACTCCGTGTTCAGAACTTAAATCTCTTTGGAATGTTATTTTATCTCCAAAATCTTTTACATACTCTAACTCACTTGATAATTTATTATTCCAATTATCCTTAACATATTGAGCCATGAACTCTTTAGCTTCTTTTGGTTCTAAATCCTGTTCTCTAGCTTTAGTTACAGCGTCTAGTTCTACATCTCTTTTGGTTTTATATCTCTTTCCATCTACAAAATACCTAGACATCTTAGCGTTCATAAAGTCGTTGATACCTTCTACAGGAGCTTCCCCTCTTTTAACTAGTTGCTTATACTCTTCAGCCAACATTGCACGTGCTTGTGCTTTTCCAAACAAATGTCTATAAAACTCATCTTGAAAAACTAAACCTTTAGGACCAAAATTAAGCATCTCTCCTACATTCTCTACTGTCTCCCCTATTGGTCCTTTTAGACCTGTAGCTTCCATCGCAAAAGCCTTTTCCCCTATTTTTTCATAATGAGTATTGAGGGATATAGAACCTTGGGAGTGTTTAGATGCTAGTACAGCAGAGTCCCATGCATCTTGAATACCGTGTAATAAATATTTACTTGTCCTTAAAGCCATTCTAGTTTGTTTTAAGTCTCCTGTAGCTAGTCCACCTACTCCTTGATTAAATAAAGAATACAAAGACATCATAGCATTACCACTCGCAGCAGCTGCTTGAGTAGGAGGAGCACTTAAAACACTATCATAAACTAACTCTTTAGCTGCTCTACCAAACTTTTCTCCTGTTGATCTTTTACTTATTTCAAGTAACCTCCCTAATTTAGCAGGGTCTTTTATAAGCCTTAACTCAGATAAAAACCCTTTCATAGCTTTTAATCCTCCTAGCTTTTCTAATTGCTCTTTCAGTTGTCCAGGTTTTAAATCTTTGGAATATTTTATTAAGTCTTCTGCTAAACCTTTTTCTAATTTATCTGCTTTTCTTTCAAGGGTGTTTATGTTTGCTGCAATGTCTTCTTTGAATAATTTCCTGCTTTGCAACAACTTACCAGCCGAGCTGCCTATAGTAGAAGAAGACTCAGCAAAAACTTGTAATCTATCTAAATCGCCTAATAAATCATTAACTACTTTTGGATCATTTAAATCTACATTAGCGTCAAACTTTTTATTCCAATTAGAGAAAGCTGAAAAAGTCATGCTATCAGCTAAAACTGTTTTATAAATAAGGTCTTCAGATTCTCCAGCTATTTGTGTTACATATGCTGATTCATCTAAGCTAGGGTCTAATTTCTTACGTAACGCAGCAGCTTGTTTTATTAAAGATTCTTTATCTGTCTTTATTCTACCGCTTTTAATTTTATCTGACAGTTGTTCTAATACAGCAGCCATTGATTTTTGTATCCCATCTTCGCCAGTAAAAGCCGCTAGATTAATCGGTATGAGTTCACTCTTTCCTTCTAAGAACATAGACAGGTCATCATCGCTCATTCCCATCCTTTCAATGACTTCCATCTTTTGCTCTGTTGTTAGCTTAGTAGGTGCTTGTGTGATCTCTTGAGTACTAGGTGCTTCAGTAGGTTCACCTGCTTCTTCTTTAGGTCTAAGTACAGTACCTTCACCTGTCTGTGTTCCTTCTGAAGTTCTTAAACGCTCTGCAATAGCTTGCTCTATTTCTTTTTGTTCCCCTAAAGCTTTTTCTCTTAAACCCTGCAAGTACTCACGGTCATCTAATTTAATTGATTCAATGGATGTTTTTAATTCGTCTTTTTCTTTTAACAATAAAGTTCTTAACTCTCCTGTTACTTCAGGGTCTTTTAAAGTTCTATCAATGGTGTTAAGTCTATTAACTGCGTTTAACTCTGCCCCCCTTTTTATTTCGTTTAGTGTCTTGTTAGATGCTCCAAGCTTATTAAAATTAACATCACTGTAAGCCGTTGTAACTGCTCCAAAACCTGCCCCGAAACCGCCTGCCCAACCTATTTGAGTTGGGCTTAACTCTTCAAACTTTATTTTTCCGCTTTGAAGTTCCAACCCTTGTCTTATAGCTTCTTCTGAAGCACCTAACGCAGCCCCTTCCGCTGTCCCTAAAACCCTCTTGCCTATTTTGCCTAGTTGTGCTCCCTTTTTTATAGTAGCAAATGGTCCTAAAGTACCCACTAAAGTAGTAGCTATACCTTCTTCCTTAGAGTATTCTGCTTCTGGATCACGAACATCTTGTGCCCACGCATTAAAACCTAAATTACCTAAAGCGTTAACAGCTATATAGCTTCCTATACCTACAGGACCACCAGCAAGTAAAGGTGTAGTAGCTCCTCCTAAAGTAATTCCTCCCCCTACTTCTATGCCTACAGACTTAAATAACCGTTCTAGTTTATCATCATCATCTTGCTCTATTAAAGGACCTGCTGTAGAGAGTTCACTAGGTGCTCTAGTAGAAGCTGAATCAGCTAAAGATGGTGCTTCTTTTTGTTGTTCAAAAGCTCGTTGATCTTCTAATAGTTCTTTAATTGATTTAGCCATTACTTTATTTTATCTCTGTATGTTTTTAGAAACCTAAGTTGTGCATCTAAACTACCGTCTATCAAATCTATTTTTTCAAATAAAGTTGTTACTTTGCCATCCATTAGAGCAGGGTCTTCGTCCTCAATAGCTTTAATAGTGTTCTCAATACTGTCTAAAGTAATGTCTTCACTTTGACTATCTAGTATATACATTCCTGTCCTTAACTCAGCTTTCATAATCTCTGTATATTTTTCGTTATACACAGTATATAAAGTTTCGATCTCGCTGTTTATTCTTTCATCAAGTTGCTGCGGAGTTATGTCAGGATTTGACTGTACAATACCGTCTCTATATCTTTTCAATTCGCTTCTCCACCCTCTAGTCCCTTTAATTTTTAAACTTTGTAAAGCGTTGGGGTGAGCGTCATAGTCTGTTATATCCTTTATAGCGTTTGTGGAAGCAGCTACTAGTCCTGTGAGTTCATTTTTTAAAGTAGTGTCTTTATATTGATTCTCAAATAGTTGTGTGTACTGCTTAACAGAAGCTAGTCCCATTATCTCTTTTTGAAACCTATCGCTATCTCCGTTTAATTTCTGTAATGTTTTAAAATCTTCTTGATCTATTAGACCTTGTTCAGAAGCATCATTTAAGTCAGCTTGAATATCTAATCCTAAATCTAAATCTGCTTGTAACATACTCCACATTTCTGTGTCTGTTTCAACATCATTATTCGCACTGTTGTAAGTTTTATTAGATAACTCACGCATAGATTGAATAGTTTCTTCAATATCAAAAGAGTTAACGCTTCCTTTTAGACCCTCCTCTCTTAATCTATTAGACCAATCTTTAAGTAACGAATCAGTAATAGTGACACCATCGTTTAAGTTTCTTTGAAACTCAGCTATAAAAGGTTTTGTTATATTATCCTTTTGCGTGTTATATGCTTCCGCGGCTTTCTTTTGAAAATAAGTAGATTGATTAAGAATTGTAACCTCAAAGTTATCTAAATCATCTCGAAGCTCTGCGTTTATAAATTTAGCTCCTGTATCTTTGTTAACAATCCAAGCTTTAAGTTCGCCTGTTTTTTGTATAGCGGTTGAAATATCTCCTGACTCTACTAAATCCATGATGGCAGGTTTAAACAAATTATCTAAAGCGTATTTATTACTACCTTTAAAATTACCAGCTCCGTCATTCAACCAGGCAGAAAAAGTAGGGCTAAATAAATCAATTTTATTATCTTTCCAATCTTCAACAGAGTCTTGCGTAGATTCAATCCAATCAGTTTTACCTCTAGCAATCTCTATGTCCTGTTGAATACGCGTTGCTTGTCCTATATATTCATTAGTGATAGATTCTAAAAGAGGTTGTACTTGTGTCTTAGTGTACTCACTGTCAGCTATCTCAGGTCTATTAAAAAATTCAGAAACCCTTCCTTGGATATAAGCATTAGGGTCTTCTTGGTTTAAAGCTTCAGGATTAGTTAGTAACTCAGTCCTAAATTGCCTTGCTAAATTTTTCCCTTTGGCTGCTCTAATTCCTAACAAAAAATCAGGATTCGATCTTTCATCTATAATCCCTTGATCTGCTAACTTCCTAAGTTCTCTTTTAGTTTTACCTAATCCAGCTTCTAGTGTAGCTACTGCTTGTTCAGGTTGTTCTGTTAAAAACTGCTGCCCTGCTGCTATAGCTTCCTCTCTTTTGAATTGTCTAATTTGAGAGTACTGAGAAAGGATAGGATTAACCTGTGACAAAGCATCAGCAAGGTCCATCAACTTATTCCTACCAACTGCACTAGCTCTACGCTGATTTATTCCATATTGATAGCCAGGAAGGTTAACTGGTTGAACTGTAGGTGCGTCACCTAACCCTTGTACTTGTACTCGTTCTGCCATTA